GGATTATACATTTCAAAGTTACTATCATACGATTTTATAAAGAAAAAAGATACAAGAGAAATTGTACTATCATTAAACATATTAATTGCAACAGATATACACAATCATTTTTACAAATAAGGAGATTATATTATGGAGAAATATTATATGAGAAAATTTAATAAGTTTACTGATTTTATAGTAGAATGTTTACGTGAAGAATATACAAAAATTGATTTTAATAGTTATACATTAGAAGAAAAATATAATAGAGTAACAATAAAGTTATACATTAAATTAAATAGTGGTGAATATGAATTAAGAATACCATGTGATTTTAATGTACCTATATCAAAAATATTACATGAAGCTAAAAGTGATATTAGTCAAATAATATTAAATTGTTATAAATAAAAAAACAAAAAGGCAGGAGTACAAACTCTTGCCTTTTCTATATCTATAACTATTGCAGAACACAAGCGCACAGCATTTACGACAATACATACTAGCGTTATCTTCCAAACGTGCTACCTAGCAGTATCAAGTGAACATACAACAGCAGATACCTAATAACTGATAGTCTTAAATAAAACTTCCTTGCATTTAAGGTTCTTAAATCTGAAACACCCTTTTTCAAAATAGTATCTTAACTGACTAATAAATAAATCATTCTGTTTTAACATGACATAATTAATGTCATGGTCATTAACAGTAACACTTATCTTACTTCTAAAAGTACTATCTGCTTTATCATCAATATATAAGAAACCCTGCTCACTATATTGTTTCACTGCATAGTCATGACCCATATATCTTAATGTTGCAACATACTTCCCTTTTCCTACTGGTGTATCAATAAAAGCAGTGTTATCATTTAAATACACATTCTCGCTCGAATATGCGACATACTGATTATTCTTAAATGCTCTATTGAAACCACTCTCTTTCTGCGATTTACTAGCAGTTTCTATAAAACCACTTTCCAATACAAATCCATCTCCCTTTAAGAAATTAGTTTCACTGTTTAATCTTTCAGATATTCCCAACTCTACATAATAAGGGTTAATAATACTAACAGCATTACTTAACATATATACTGGTAAATATCTTGCCTGCTCTCCGTGTCCTCTTGCTATACTCGTATGTACACTAATAAATTTTCTTATTTCATCACTACAGTAGTGATTAGTTTCGCTCTGGAATTCATCAAATAACATACTATCAGTATCACTAAGTAAGTGACTATATTTTTTCAACTGGTCTGCACTATTTAAACTAATAGCATAACCGCAATGTTGTTCATTTAAAAACAAACTATGATAGATACCACTTGCACAACGTTCACTTTCCATAGTGTAATTACTAAAAAATAATGTTTGTAAATCCTTAAAGAACTTATTAGATACATCATCAAGCTCGTAATTGTACCTATAAATTAGACAGAATTTTTTACCATACTTAAGAAATCTGTTGATTAACAATCTGCCAAAATATGTTGTTTTGCCACCACTTCTATTTGTGGTACATAAAAATAATTCAGGCTTTAAACCATTTATGTCTTTCATTGAAAGTAATTTAGTTCCGTCATAGTATTTATTTTCACTCATATTGTTGTACTCTTTTCTTAAATTTGTCTATAATTATCTCAATTTATTATAACATATATATTGCAAAATTTCAAGTAATATGATATAATTAAAAAGAGAATAAAAGAGAGGTGGTGAGATTATGGATACAATACAGATGATTTTGCAGGCTATTACAACAGTTGGCTTTCCGATAGTAATGTGCTTATGTTTAGCATGGTACTGTATGAAACTTAACGATAGTCACAAGACAGAAACAGATAAGTTTACGACAGCATTAAATGAAAATACACTTGTATTACAGAAATTATGCGACATTCTGAATGTAGAAAGAAGTGATAAGAATGAGTAAAGTTGACACTTACACAGATTATATGATTGCAATAGCAAATGACAATTCGCATGGTTATTCACAGATTAACAGAGGTGGAAATCCAGACTTTGATTGTAGTTCATTAGTTAGTCACGCACTTGCTAAAGCAGGTTTTAATGTAAATGTGAACAGTACAACGAGAAACTTGTATGAACAGTTAAAACGTTGTGGCTTTACTTCATGTAACAGACCTTTCCAAAAAGGTGATATTCATTTAGCTGTAGGACATCATGTTTGTGTTTCAACAGATAGTGAACATATAGTTCATGCGAGCATTGACGAAAATGGAACTACAAAAGGACGTAAAGCAGGTGACCAAACTGGAAAAGAAATATGCATAAGAAAATATTACACACCTAGTTATGGTTGGAGTTATCATTTACGCTATAAAAATGACAAAGGAAGTGCAGGTTATAATATGAATTTATTGAAAAGAGGTTCATCAAATAATGACGTAACAGTATTTGAAATACTTATGACAAAGTTAGGATATTACAGCGGTAGCATTGATACAAAATATGGTACAGGTTGTGTAAGAGCATGTGAGAATTTTCAGACAAACTATGGATTAACTGTTGACGGTATGTGTGGTAAAAACACATGGAATAAACTTTTTAGCTTAGGTATAAGATAATGACATGGATAGTTAAAGTTGGAGTAAATGCATATTTAACACAATCTGAAATGGAAAACAATGCTACAGAATTTTATGGATATTTCAACAGTAAAGGCTTTACCATTGAAAGTGTAGCAGGTATGCTAGGAAACTTACAGCAGGAGTCCAATATTAACCCAGGTATGAAACAAACAGCAAGTGCAAGTAGTGGCTGGGGTTTGATACAATGGACACCTAGCAGTAACCTAACAAATTATGCAACTGCACATGGTGCTGATTGGTTTACTGGTGAAATACAGACACAACTAATGTGGGATGAAATAATAAACGGATATGGTGGTCAATGGATACCTAAGCCGTCACTCGGTTATGGGTATACTGGTGCAGAGTTTTCAAAATTAACAGATGTTTACGAAGCCTGCAAAGCATATCTATATGAAAGAGAACGAGCAGGGGTTGAAGCATTAACCAAAAGATTAACATATGCTAGTAACTGGTATGAATACCTAACAGGTGTTACGCCACCTACACCACCTACACCACCTACACCGACTAAACGAAAACGTATGCCAGTTTGGATGATGTGCAGACCATTATTTTAAATAGAAAAGAGGTGAGAAAAATGGCAGTACTTTCACATGATGATTTTATGAGTGCAGTAAAAGGATTAGCAGGAGATAGCGCTGATGATAATACGCTTACCATGATTGAAAATTTTACTGATACATTCAATGACCTTGAAGCACGTGCAAGTGATACTACTGATTGGAAAACAAAATACGAACAGAATGACAATGAGTGGAGAGAAAAATATAAAGCACGATTTTTTGAGGGCAAAGAGGGTACAGACCTTAATGAAGTATTAAGGAAACAAAAGGAAGATATTACTGATGATGGTAAAGATATTTCCTTTGATGATTTATTTAAAGAAAGAGAGGGCTAGGAATTATGGCTACAAAACCAAAAATTAAGACACTTACTAATTCAAGCATTGACATCTTAAATGCAATAAGAAACAATGCAAGTACAAATTACAAAGATTATGTACCGCAGGCTACAGCAGACTCTGACTCAATTAGAGAAATTGGCGCAGTAATTATGGACTACCCTGCTTTACAGAATGAGTTTTTATCTGCTCTTGTAAACAGAATAGGCAGAGTAATTTTAACAAGTAAATCATACGACAATCCATGGGCTATGTTTAAAAAAGGTATGCTCGAGTTTGGTGAGTCTATCGAAGAGGTATTTGTTAATATTGCAAAACCGTTTCAGTTTGACCCACAGGTTGCAGAGTCCAATGTATTCAAGCGTGAAATTCCTGATGTACGCAGTGCGTTTCATATCATGAACTATCAGAAGTTCTACAAAGCTACAATCTCAAATGACCAGTTAAGACAGGCTTTTCTATCTATTGATGGCATTACAGATTTGATTGCTAAGATTGTAGATGCTATGTATACTGGTGCTAACTATGACGAGTTTCAGACTATGAAATATATGCTTGCAAAGCATATATTAAATGGACTGATGAACCCAGTTACAATTCCTGCTATTAATACTGCAAACATGAATAACATTGTTAGTACTATTAAGGGAGTATCAAACAAGTTTACTTTCCTTAATTCAAAGAATAACCTTGCAGGAGTTATGAACCATACACCTAAGCAGGAGCAGTATTTGTTAGTCAATTCACAGTTTGATGCTATCATGAATGTTGAAGTACTTGCAAGTGCTTTCAATATGGATAAAGCAGAGTTTGACGGACATCATGTACTTGTAGATAGTTTCGGTGATTTAGACATTGAGAGATTAAATATTCTCTTTGCTGATGACCCAACCTATACAGAGATAAGAAAAGCAGAACTTAAAGCACTTGACGCTATACCTTGTGTAATGGTTGATAGTGACTGGTTTATGATATTTGACAATTATCAGAACTTTACAGAGCAGTACAATGGTGAGGGTTTGTATTGGAACTACTGGTATCATGTATGGAAAACATTTAGCGTGTCTCCATTCTCAAACAATGCTGTATTTGTTGCAGGTGTACCAGCAGTTACTACTGTTACAGTTACACCTAGTGAAGCTACAGTTAGTGCAGGCGGTCAGTTACAATTAAATGTTACTGTTGCTACTGAAAACTATGCACCACAGAGTGTTATTTGGAGCATTGCTACAGAGGGTGCAAAGGCTACTATTTCAAGTACTGGTATGCTCAAGATTAATAGCGACGCTACAGCAGGAACTATTACAGTTAATGCAACTAGCACGTTTGATAGTACAAAGGTTGGCACTGCGACTATTACAGTTGCGTAAAATGATTATGGCAGGAGAGCGTGATTGCTTTCCTGCTATTGTAAAGGTGGTGAAGATATGCAGATACAACCTAATAGTGTTATCAAATTATGTAGTGGTGTGCCGATAGACAGCAGTTATAAAGATACTATTTACTTTGCAAGCAAGAGTGTACAGAAAAGTTACTTTGAAAGTAAAGTTAGCAAGACTATGGATAAAGCTAGTTTTCAGAGAATTAATGGTCAGCAGGGTGTTGTAAGAATGAGTGCTAATGCTGAGAGCATTTATGATTGTAACTATATGATGTTTCAAAATACTAACTATGGTAGTAAATGGTTTTATGCTTTTATTACAAATATTGAGTATGTGAACGATAAAGTTAGCAATGTATATTTTACTATTGATGTTATGCAGACGTGGTTTCTTTTTGACTGCACCCTTAAAGAGAGTTTTGTTGAAAGAGAACACAGCAGTATTGATTATGCAGGCAGTAATATCGTAACAGAAAATATTGATACTGGTCCAATAGTTTGTAATGCTATAAGTAAAAGCGGTCATTTTGCAAGTTATAGTGCAGTAATAGCAACTACTTATGCTCAAGATGGGACAAAAACTGGTGGCTACCAAGGTGGTTTATTCAGTGGAGTAGATTATATAGCAGGTCGAGTAGATAACAACGAACAGGTACAGGCATTATTAACTTATTTAGATGCAGCAACTCAAGCTAACAAACAAGATAGCATTGTAAATATTTTTTTAATGCCAAGTGATTTTTATACAACAACTACACAACCAAGTGTGCAAGTAAACACAGTGGCAAAAAACACTACAATTGGTGGTTATACACCAAAAAATAAAAAATTATTAACATACCCTTTTAACTATTTAGCAGTAGATTGTTGCGATAACTCTGCAATATATAGGTATGAATGGTTTGTAAAAAATACTTGTGATTTTGCTTTATACGGAAGTGTTGTAGGAACTCCACAAATAGCGCTAGTTCCTATGGGTTATAATGGTACTAATGATGGTGAAGGTAATTATTCTGAAAAACTAGTTATGAGTGATTTTCCACAGGTGGCATGGTCTGTTGATGCTTATAAAGCATGGTTGGCACAATCTGCTAGTAAATTAACTATGTCAGCTTTATTAAATACTGGTACAGTTGTTGCAGGAATGGGTAGCTTTAATCCGGAATTAGCATTAAGTGGTGCAACTGGTTTAGTTGATAATGGTATAGATGCTATGCTAGCATACAGTAAACCACCACAGACAAGAGGTAGTAATAGTGGTTCAATTGATGTTGCCACACGCAACAAAGATTTTTACTTTAAACAAATGCAGGTAACACCACAATATGCACACATAATTGATGAATACTTTGATAAATATGGGTATGCTACTAAAAGAGTAAAAGTACCTAACACAAACAGTAGACCACATTGGACTTACACTAAAACACAAAATTGTGAATTAATAGGAAATAGTTGTAGTAATAATGATGTAACAGCTATTAAAAACATTTTTAATAATGGTATTACATTTTGGAAAAATGCTAGTGAAATAGGAAACTATTCATTAGATAACAGTCCTAGTTAGAAAAGAGGTGAGACAATGAGAAAAGGAAGAAAAGCACAAACCGAAGCCTTTTTACAAAATCAAAGAACATATTTACAGTATGTTAATAGACTTACTGAATTAAGTATTTCAATGTATGACTGGAAGAACTTACCCGATACCATTGATGCAAGATTTTTAGAGTTAGCTCTTTTCAATGACGGAATGGCAGTGTTTTTTAAGGATGAAGTCATGGGATATTTAGGTTTACAAGTTATGATTGGTGGCGCACTTGATGTTTACAGAATACCTATTACACGGACAGCCTTTGCACAAAATGGTTATCAGATGAAACTTGACCCTAACAACAGTGTTATTATTTTTAATAACATGCTACACACTAATAGTATACTTGATGTGCAGGAAATGAGTAAAAGGTTGTATGAAATACAGAGGACTATTGATGTAAATGTAATACAGCAGAAAACACCTAAGATTATTACTTGCACTGAAAATCAGAGATTAGTAATGAAAAATCTGTATGCACAGTATATGGGAAATGAACCATTCATTTTTGGCGATAAGAATTTAGACTTAAGCGGTATTAAGACTCTTGATACTACAAGTCCTTATGTTGCTGATAAGCTGTATGAGTTAAAGACACAGTATTGGAATGAAGCTTTGACTTATTTAGGTATTAGTAATGTCAATACTGTGAAGAAAGAGAGAATGATAACTGATGAAGTACAAAGAAACTTAGGCGGTACGATTGCTAGTAGGTATTCAAGACTGTTTATGAGACAGCAGGCATGTGAGCAGATTAACAAAATGTTTGGATTAAACATTAGTGTTGATTATAGAGAGGACATGCAGGTACTTGATACTTACGATGCCGATAAAGCAGAGTTAAATAATGAAACTGATATAGGTAAAGGTGGTGAGAATAATGAGTAAGTATACAACAGAAGTGCGATTTATTTGTGAAAATAGTGCAGGCTTGAGTGAGATTGAGGGTGCAGATAATGTTGATAGTATTTTAGATAAGTGTTGGAATAAGGTTTTTAATTTTAACTTTCCTATATTTGATGAAAACTATAGACAAGTTTTATGCAGGAAAATATTAAAGCATTATTATACAAGAGAGATTGCACATGAAACTGTAGGCAGGTGGAAGCTGGCGTTAAATGCTAAGCTCAATGAGATTATGCCTTATTACAATCAGTTGTATAAAAGTGAGTTATTAGAGTTTAATCCTTTTTATGATGTTGATTTGACTAGGAGTAGAGAGGGTAGCGGTACAAGTAATAGGACAAGTAATAACACAGAAACTAATAGTGGTACAAGTAAAAATGTTAGTAGTGGTAGCGGTACAAGTAATACTGATACCTTGAATAGATTTAGTGATACACCACAGAATAGTATGGATACACAGGGTATTGCTGATAGTGTACCATTGACTACTGTTACTAAGGTGAATGAAGATAATACGACTACTAATGAAAGTACAGATACCTTAACAAGGGATGATAGTAAAACTGAAAATGGTACAGAAAATATTAATAATACTGATAAGTATATTGAAACAGTTAAAGGCAAACAGGGTACAGAAAATTATAGTAGTTTATTAAAGAAATTTAGAGAGACTTTTCTCAATATTGATATGATGATTATTGAGGATTGTAGTGATTGTTTCTTTACTTTATGGTAAAGGGAAAGAGAGGTAATAATGGACGCAAATTATAGAGACTTAACAGAGTTTAGGTTTTGGTGCTTTAAAGTGTTACCACTAGTGTATGATGATGAATTAAGTTATTATGAAGTTATCTGCAAGTGTGTTGACTATATTAATAATTTGATTGAAAATGATAAAGCTATTAGTAATGATGTTGAAAAGTTAAAGCAGGAAATGAAAAAGGTGCAGGAATGGATTAATAACTATGATACTAGTTTTGCAGAAAGTATTATTAAAGAGTATCTTGCAACTATGATATTTGTTACTATTAGTGACAGTGGGTATATTATTTATAATATTCCTGCTAATTGGAAGAATATTACATTTAATACTACTGGGTTAGATATTGAAAATAATATCGGTGTTGGTAACTATGACTATGGTCATTTAGTATTAAGTTATTAAGAAAGAGAGGTAAAAGTGATATGAGTAATGAATTAATTAACAGACAGTATGTTGGTGCTAGGTATGTGCCTAAGATTATGGGTGAGTGGAATAAGGCTTTGCAGTATGAAGCATTGAGTGTGGTAACGTATATGGGTAATAGCTTTACGAGTAAAGTGCCAGTGCCTGCGAATAGTGTTGAAATTAATAATACAGATTATTGGATTAATACTGGTAATTATAATGTACAGGTTGAAGAGTACAGAAAAGAAACTCTTGAAGCTAAACAGCTTGCAAATAAGACTAGCACTGATTTACAGACATTTAAAGAAAATCAGACCAATACTAATAATGACATTAATAATAAAATTGCTTTAACAACAAGTGCATTAAATAAATTAAAAAATGATGTGTTTGATGGTGCTACTCCTAGTGCTATTACAGTTGCCAAAAGTGGTGGAAGATTTCATACAATTAATGAAGCTATTTCCTTTGCAAAGGGATATTGCAGTAGAAATAACAGAGTTACAATTTTAATCTGCGGTGGTGTATACAATGAAAGTATTGTACTCACAAAAAACCCTGGCATTGACCTTATTGGAATTGGTATGCCAGAGATTGTAAGCGATGGCGCATATCCTAATGGTGCCGCATATATTTATGGTGATACTTATATTGAGGGTATATTTTTTCATTCAACAAGTGAAAGTGCTTATGCCTTGCATCTCGACGGAAGTACCGATACAAGTTATGGTACTACAGTAACTGCTGTGAATTGTAAATTTATTAGTGAGCATGAACCAGCGTTAGGCTGTGGATGTACAAGAGGTTGCAATTATACTTTTATAAATTGTGAATTTTATGGTAGTGACGGCATTTATGTCCATAATGAAGCTAGCGCAAACGTTGCTAAACAGTTCTTTAATGCAATAGGATGTAAAATAAATGGGTCACAACATGCCGTTGCTATTGATGATGCCGCTAGATTAAATTTTGGCGCTACTGGCTCACCTTTAGTACTTAACTTTGCTGGCTCTTATACATCCAAAATAAATAGCATGCTTAAATTTAGATTAACAACTACTACAGAGTATGGATACATACCTGGTGATGCGAAAGGTATCTCACTTTCAGCTGAGTCTACTACACAAATAATAGCCCTTGATTATGAATATCAAGGTGGTTACACTATAACAGCTTCTGTACCTACCTATGCAAACACTGGAGC